CCTGCCGGCCCAGGGGCACGCCGCCTATGAGGAAAAGCCCGTGAGCGGCGTTGTCCGCGGAAGCCTGCCGGACGCCATGCCTGCACCGGGCCGCGCGGGGTTTCCCTTCAGCGGAGCCGCCTTCGCGGATCCCGTGGGGTCCCGCGGCGCCGACGTTCCCTTCCGCTTCGCCGTGCGCCTCATCGTTCCGGAAAAATGGAAGCTGACCCTGACCGGACGCTTCCGCAACGCCCGCCGCGTTTCCTGGAAGGCGGACGAGTCCTGGGGATCCGTCCTCGACAGGGCCTGCCGCATAGCCGGCGCCGCGGCGCGCGCCGATCCCGTAACGAAGAGCGTCGCCGTCACGGGGCTCTCCGGAAGCTGCCTGCCCCCGGATCCCGCCCTGAAGCCGCTCCGGCCTGGTCTCGCCGCCGTCACGCGGCCTCTCACTGTCACAGCCTGCGCGGCTCTTCTCGGCATGGATCCTGCCGCCTTCCTGAAGCTGAACGGCCTCTCAGAGGACACGGTCCTGAGACCCGGATGGGCCGTCCGCACGGGAGGGGCCGGGCCGTCCCTGACGCCTCCGGCGCATGGGGCCGTCATGCCGGAAGCGGAACCCGTTTCCCGGGCTGCGGAGGAAACGGGGCTGCCTGCTGACAGCCCCGGCGCCGGGGAAGCGTCCCCCGCCGCGGACGCCGCAGGGAATGGAGATCCCTCCCCTGAAGAAGAGGCGCCGGAATTCCGCGTCGTGCCCGGCGCCCTGGCGCCGCAGCTCGCTGACTGGTGCCAGGACGCCGGCTGGCAGATGGTCTGGAGGGCCGGCAGGGACGTGGCCATCGTGAGCAGCGTCTCCTACAAAGGCCCCTTCGCCTCAGCCCTGGAGGCCGTGTTCCGCGATCTCAGGGCCGTGGGCCAGCCCTTCCGGGTCACCGTTTTCGAGGGCAACCGCGTCGTGGACGTGGCGGAGGAATAGATGACGCATCGCGCACATGCCGTCCTCGCCGCGGCTGCCGC